GCTTCTTTCACTAATTTAACTTTGGTTTCCACAACGTCTTGTTTGTCTGCGTGGAATTCTTTGATTTCTTTAGCAAGAGCACCCACTACAAATTCTTCTAATTTAGAGAAATTTTCGTGTACACTCTTTCTGTCAACATTAAGCTCGTTCAGCTCTTCTGCTAGTTTAGTCATTACGAATGATTCTAGTTTTGCAGAGTGTGCGCCTACGTTTTCTTTGTATGCTGTTTTTTCCATTGCAAGTGCTTTTCTGTCTTCAACGAACTTAGTGATTTCTTCACTTAACTTAGCAGTCATCATCTTGTCGATGGCTTCTACCATGTTATTTTTATCGTGCTCGTATCTCTTAGCGAATTCTTCTCTAAGTTCAGCAGCAGCTTGTTCTTTATTTTCTTTAACTTTGTTTTCCCATGCTTCTTGGATAGTCTTTTGAGTTTCTTCTCCAATAACGCCTGATTCAACCAGTTTTGATATTGCGTCGAACATTATTTTAGGTCCTTTATTATGTTGGTTAGCGCCTCTTTGAGGTACTTCTGTGCTTTTTTATCATCTCTAATCTCAGCAGCCAGACCCATTGCTTTATTTCCGCCCTTTGTATTCAACAAATGTTCGTAAATTGCAGTTGGGTAAGCACCCGGTGCTGAAGGTTGTGCCACTACGTCCACTGTTATGATCTCGAAATCACTGACTTGTCCACCACCGTATTCTGAAACGTTTCCAGAACCACGGCTTGACACGCCTAGTTTAACTCCAGACTCTAACATAGTTTTCACTAGTTGGCCCATTGGTGTTGGCAGGATTTTCATCTTGCCGTATCCATTCGGACCGTCCATCCACATATCAGTAATCATGTGACTAACACGGTCCAAATTAATTTTTAAATCATCGGGATGGTCCACTTCTCCCAAAACAGAATAACCTGATGTGATCTGATCATTGAGAGTTTTTACCGCTTTTTGTATTTCATTAATTGGGTAAACTCTTTGATTAGCATTTTTAATGCCGCCTTGGATACAAATCCCTTTCATATAAAGGTCCTTGCCTTCCTTGCCTTCGTGCAAGACTTCCATCCTGGCCTGATCGTAGGTTAAGTGTTCTCTTAGATACAATGACATTCCGCTCCCTTTTTTCTCTGTTATTGCTTACTTCTTAGCAGCAGTAATTGGAGATTTAGCTGATTTGTCCGAACCATCAGTATTGCTAGCTTTCACTTGTTTAGTGAATGCTGCTTTTTCTTTACCTAGGTTGTTTTCAATTCCGCCCATCTCTTTTGCTTTAGCAACAGAAACTTTTGCATTATCTTCTTGAGCTTGTGCTATATTTTTAGCAGTTCCGCCCATGTCGTTTTTGTCAGCGACTGGAGATTTTGCAGATTTATCTGAATGGTCAGCTGTGTCAGCAGTTTTCTTCACGTGGTACTCTTTCACAGTTTCCTTTTTCATATCATCTTTTTTAGCTTCTTGAGCTACTGGTGCTGCAGCAACTGGTGCTTGAGCATCTTGAGCTGGTTGAGCAATTGCTACTGATTCTTCTGATTTCTCTTCTGAATCTTCGCCGTTGTCACCGTTCATCATTTTTTCGAATTCTGCTTTTAATTCTTCTAAAGCATCTTCTAAGTCAACGATTTTATTTTCGATTCCAGCGTCAGCTTGGTCATCAGCAGCAGGTTCTTCACCATTTGCATCATCACCGTGTTCTGCATCGCCTTTTTCGTCAGCTGAAATATCACCGATTAAATCATCAGTAGCATCGCCACCAACTTCTTCAATTGATTCTTCTTCGATTTCAACAGTTTCGTCAACTGATTCGTCTTTTGAATCTGTTTTTTCTGTTTCTTTAACTGCTTCTGCTGTTACTTCAGCTTTTTCAGTTTCTTTAACTTCTTCTTTAGAGTCTTCTTTGGTTTCAGTTTCTGCTAAACCTTCATAGATGTCTCTAGATTTTTCCACAACGATTTCGTGAAATAGCGCTTGGGCTTTATCGTTTTCTTCGTTGATTAATAATTCTAGCAATTGCTCGAATTTGTTTGTAGATTGTGTCATTTGCACGTGCTCCTTTTGGCAAGTTTGATTTATACTTTATAAAGTGTTGTATTTACGCGAACTGCGAAATAAAGCGGTACTTTTGGGTCAAAAACGGTGGTTTTTGACTAACTCTGTATCTGTATATTATGTATACGTAGAAACTCATCAATATCTAGGTGTTTAAAGTTCTCATTGAACTCTAGATCGTGCGGTTTAAACGTGTCTTTGCCTACTACTCTGCAGAATTGAATCTGACGGTAATCTGTGATCACTCTTTTGGTTTGATTTAACCAATTTCCATGATAGGTGGCTTCGTCTGTGCTTTTTTTATAGTTTCTAGTGTCTTTGAACACATTGTTAAAACTGAATCTTTTGTTCTTTGAGTCTTTAACATGTCCTTGATAGTCAAAACCTAGTATGTAAATCATGGTAAATTTTTTATCGGCAGCCATTTTTAAAGCAGTAGGGCCTGAACTCCATCCCAGGCTGGGTTGAAACCATTTCACATGATTCTTGGCATTCTCATTTTTTGAGTACTGACCGTTGTAATTGCTCCACACTTCATGTGTTTTGGGATATTCGGTTTCCACTATCTCTAGAATCATTTTGGGGTCTACTGCTATGAGATAATCTGGCTCTTCGGTTCTATACACACCGTTGCAAGCAAACACTGTGCCGTGTTTCTTTAAATCCGCAATTTTTATACCTTTGCGTGATTCTCCGTTGCCCAGTACAAACGCTGTATTGGCCATTATATTAAAGTGATAGGTTGTCTTCGGCTGCTGCTGGTTGACCGTACATCTTTTGAACAAATTCTGCTTGTTCTCTTTGATCTTGATCGTGTGCTTCGCTAGCCAAACGCATTTTGTGTATATCTCGTAATTTTAAACGAGTTTTACGAGTGTCATCGGCGTCCAATACAGAAATATCGTCTTCTGCATTGTAATTTTTGTTTTGTTCAAATCCTTGCGGGGTATATGACCACATTTCTGTTAAACGCATAATGTATTTAACCTAAATTGTGGCTCCACCGCCTGGTGTGGTTCCTGGTGTTCCGCCTGGACCTGCTGGTGCTGATCCTGGACCTGTTGGTGCTGATCCTGGTGCTGCTGCTCCTGCTTCAGGAGTTGGGTTTTCAAACTGATCTAGATCAGATTGTATGTTGCCTTGACTGATCCCGCCTGATCTTAATTGAGTAGTTTTGGTTTGTTTTTTCTGTGCCACTGCATTCTCTTCTGCCCACAGTGTGCTGTTCTGAGCCATTTCTTCTTCAGATAATCCTAAAAATCTGTTTAAAGCAAAACGTTTGCTCATGTAAGGTAACTCTGCTACCTGTACAAATGTGCCCACTCTGCTTTGATCCATCTCTGTCTGTCTATATTGTGCAAAGTTTTGTGGAGGATTGAATTTAATTTCAAATGTGCCATTATCGATGCTGTAACCTTTGTGTTTGATCCATAATTTAAACTCATCATCAAATATTGGGGCAATCAAACTCTGTAATCTTTCGCAATACTTGTTGAATCTTAATTCTTGAATGTATGCTGTGCCCACTCTACCATCATTGTACTGTTGAGCTCCATCATCTGCACCTGTGGGTAGATAAGAAGAAGGAATTCTTAATCCTCTGTACAGTTTGTTGGTGAAAAATCTTAAATCGTCAATCTCTCCAAGGTTTGTTCCACCTGGCAGTGTGTCCACTTTAGATCCTCTGCCCTCTGCTGTTTGTGGGAAGAAGTAATCTTCATTGATTGACATTGGGTTATATGTGGCGTCGATATAACTTGCTCCACCTGATGTGCTGGGAATCCTTCTCTGATTGATCTCGTTTTTAACTCGCTCAACGAATTGCATCGCCAAGTGTGTGGGCATATTGCCCACGTCGATATAGAATACTCTTCGCTCTGGTGCTCTCTGTACTCGATAAATGATGATGGCGTCTTCTAATAATTCTTTTTGTTTGTAAACTTTGAATACCTGTTCCAACACTGATTGACCAAAAGGAAATAGA